GTTGAGATACATCACTATCATGATCGATGAGAATATGCCTAAAGTGTTTGGTCTAGATGATGTAGACTTCACTAAGAAATACTACGTAGCAGAAGGTCCTATCGACAGTCTGTTTCTAAGTAATGCAGTCGCTATGGCTGGCGCTGACGGTAATGCAAAAGGACTTGAGAACACAGAGAATGCAGTCTTTATATTTGACAATGAACCTCGAAACAAAGAGATTGTTTCTCGTATGGAAAAATGTTTAGATAAAGGCTATAAAGTTTGTATTTGGCCTAAAAATGTATTGCAGAAAGACATAAATGATGTTATAATGACTGGAGTAACACAAGCTTCACTTGAGTTAATTATAGATAATAATACGTTCTCTGGTCTAGAGGGCAAACTACAACTTATGTATTGGAGAAAATGCTAATGAATGGAGAGGTGAATTGATTAGGGCAATTTTTGCGTGTGATAGAGAAAATGGAATTGGCAAGACGGGTACTCTGCCATGGGCGCATAACTCAGAAGATTTAAAGTGGTTTAAGCAGTGTACAGACGGTGATGTTGTAATTATGGGCAGAAGAACGTGGAACGATCATAAGATGCCTAAGCCTCTTCCTAATCGTTACAACATTGTTATATCATCTCAAAATATACTAGCTGGTCCTAACGTGGTACTACATTCAGTTAAATCACTGGAACAGCACATTAAAGAGTTTAATCAAGATATTTGGATTATCGGCGGTAAACATACGTTTGATGAACTAATGTACATGTGTGAGGAAGTGTGGATTAGTCGCATCAACGGCATCTATGACTGTGATACTAAGATGAGTGATCTAGTGGATTTTGAACTATACTTTAAGTCCTATGACGTGGACAGGAACTTACGAATTGAAAAGTATAGAAGATCACTATGAGAACATATCTGGATGCATTAGATGATGTCCTGAAATGGGGCGAAGAAAAGAGTGACCGCACTGGAGTAGGTACAAAAAGCATTTTTGGATATCAAATGCGATTTGACTTAACAAAAGGCTTTCCGGCTGTTACAACTAAGAAACTTGCATGGAAATCTGTAGTAGGTGAACTACTATGGTTTCTTGAAGGCTCTATGAATGAGCGTAGACTAGCAGAAATAACTTACGGAAAAGATAGGTCAGAACTAACTGAGAAGAGAACTATCTGGACTGACAATGCAGAGAATCAAGGCAAAGCACTTGGCTACTCTGACGGAATGTTAGGTCCAGTTTATGGATTTCAGTGGAGAAACTTTGGCGGTGAGATTTATAATAGTTCTCCACATCTTAAAGGTACTGATCAGATTGAGTGGCTTATCAATGAGATAAGAACAAACCCAGACAGTCGTAGATTGATTCTAAGTGCATGGAATCCTAATCAGATAGACAAGATGGCTTTACCACCGTGTCACACATTGGCACAGTTTTATGTTAGTAATGGAAAATTGAGTTGTCAGATGTATCAAAGAAGTGCAGACTTGTTTCTAGGTGTACCTTTTAACATTGCAAGCTATTCTTTATTGACTCATATTATAGCCAAAATAACCAACTTAGAAGTACAGGATTTTGTACTTACGGTTGGGGATGCACATATATATACTACACACTATGAAGCAGTGAAAAAACAACTACAGCGAACCCCGCAAGAGTTACCCACACTGAATATCATTAAAGACTTTTCTTCTCTTGAAGAAGTACTGGGCTTGGATGTCTCTGACTTCCAGCTAGATAATTATAACCCATTAAGTGCCATCAAAGCAGAGATGGCCATTTAGAACGGAACCAAAGATGACTATAAGAATAGACAAGAGTAAAGATGATCTTTTAGCAAACTACGCTGTAGGTATGCTTAAGGATTTTTATTTAACAGAGTATGAATCATCACCTCAAGAGGCATACAAACGTGCCGCTACTGCGTGGTCAAAATACAAAGATGATATGGATGAAGATTTAGCACAACGATTGTACAACTATGTATCAAACAAATGGTTCATGTTTGCGTCACCCGTATTATCAAATGCTCCTAATGGATCTAAGCAAGGCAAAGGCATGCCAATCTCTTGTTTTCTAACTTATGTACCAGACACTCTAGAAGGTCTAATTGATCATACTGCTGAATTGCGATGGTTGTCGGTCTACGGTGGTGGTGTTGGCGGTCATTGGTCTGATGTTCGTACAGTAAGCGATATTGCACCTGGTCCTATGCCTTTCTTACATACTGTAGATGCAGATATGATTGCTTATCGTCAAGGTAAAACACGTAAGGGTTCGTATGCCGCATATATGGACGTGTCTCATCCAGACGTAATCGAGTTTTTGAATATGAGAATACCGACAGGTGACGTTCAACGCAAGGCACTTAACTTACATAACGCAATCAATGTATCAGATGCATTCATGGAAGCTGTAAGTAATGGCGGTACTTGGGATCTAAAAGACCCCAAAGATGGCAAAGTCAAAGAGACTATAGATGCACGTAAGTTATGGGAACGTATTATGGAAACTCGCTTTCGCACAGGTGAGCCATATATAAACTTCATCGATACAGCTAATAGAGATTTGCCTCAGCCACTGAAAGATTTAGGTCTGAAGATTAATGGATCTAATTTATGTAATGAAATTCATTTACCCACATCTGCTGATCGTACTGCTGTGTGTTGCCTTTCATCGTTGAACTTAGAGTACTATGATGAATGGAAAGATACTTCTATCGTAAGGGACTTAGTACGTATGCTTGACAACGTATTAGAGTATTTCATTGAGAATGCGCCTGATACCATTACAAGAGCAAAGTATTCTGCCGCAAGAGAGCGAAGTATTGGACTTGGTGCAATGGGCTTTCATTCTTTATTGCAGAAGCATAAGGTTGCATGGGAATCTGAACTCGCAAAAGAGATTAACAATGTAGTCTTCAATCACATTAAAAGCGAAGCTGTAGCTGAAACAGAAAAGCTTGCTGAAGAGCGTGGAGATTATTTAGATGGTAAGGGAAGTGGACGTAGAAACTCTCACTTACTCGCAATTGCACCAAATGCAAGTTCTGGTGTGATACTATCAACATCTCCTTCTATTGAGCCATTAAAAGCCAATGCGTACACTCATCGTACACGTGCTGGTTCTTTCTTGGTCAAGAACAAGTATCTTGAGGAAATACTTGATATCAAAGGAGAAAACAATGACGCAAACTGGACATCGATCATTACAAAGAAGGGATCAGTTCAACACTTGCCATTCTTAACTGAAGGTGAGAAAGCTATATTCAAAACTGCTGATGAATTGGATCAGAACTGGGTTGTACAGCATGCCGCAGATAGACAAAAATATATCTGTCAGGGTCAATCAGTGAACCTATTCTTTCCATCAGGAGCGCCTAAGTCTTATGTTAATCAAGTGCATCTACGTGCATGGAAAGAAGGTCTAAAGGGATTATATTATTTACGTACGGAATCAAAGCAAAGGGCTGAAAACGTTAGTGAGAAAGTAGAAAGAGTTGCCTTACAAGGCGACACAAGAAACATCGTATATTCGAAGAAAGATTGTCCGTTTTGTTCAATGGCAAAAGAAGAGTTGCGATTAAGAGGTATTCCATTCGATAGTATTGATCTTGCAGAGATAGGCAAAACAGCCGCTGAAGTCACAGGTCGAAAGGACGTTAAATCTGTACCACAGATATACATCTCTGGCGAGTATATCGGAGGTTATAATGAGTTACTAGAATTTTTAAATAAGCCAGTAGAAATCGAAGACGGTGAAGAATGCCGTGCATGTGAAGGTTAAGGAGAAATAAATGTCACTACTAGAATTTTCAAAAAGCTATCGCCCATTTTTGTATCCATGGGCAGTTGAGTTAACAAAGAAACACGAAGAGATACATTGGGTTGAAGATGAAGCAGAGTTGTCTGAAGACGTACAAGATTGGAAGACTAAGTTAAGCGAAGAAGAAAAAGATTTTATTGTACAAATTTTAAGACTGTTTACACAGTCAGATGTACAAGTTGGAGAGAACTATCACGAACTTATGATTCCTAAGTTTAAAAACAATGAGATTCGTAATATGCTGTCTTCGTTTGCTACACGTGAGGGTGTGCATCAACGTGCATACGCTCTGTTGAATGATACGCTTGGTCTACCAGATGAAGAGTTTCACACATTCTTAGAGTACAGTGAAATGGCAGATAAGTTGGATTTTATGGCTCAAGGTAACATTAACACTCATACAGGACTAGCACTCGTTCTTGCTCAGTCAGTGTTTAATGAGGGTATGTCGTTATTCGCATCATTCGTAATGCTACTGAACTTTCAGCGGTTCGGTAAGATGAAAGGTATGGGTACAATTGTTGAGTGGTCTATTCGTGATGAAACCATGCACGTACAAGGTAACGCAAAACTATTCCGTGAGTTCTGTGAAGAGCATCCACGTATTGTGAATGACGAACTGAAATCTAAAATATATGAGATGGCAACCAACTCAGTGAAACTAGAAGATAAGTTCATTAAACTTGCATACAAGAATGCTGGTGTCATTGAGGGTCTATCAGAAGAAGAAGTAAAGCAGTACATTCGTCACATTGCTGATCGTAGACTACTTCAGTTAGGTATGAAGCCTAAGTTTAAAGTCAAAGACAATCCACTACCATGGCTAGATTGGGTGCTGAACGGTGCTTCGCATGACAACTTCTTTGAGAAAAGAGTTACTGAGTATTCAGTTAACGGCATGGAAGGCGATTGGGGATGGGACGAAAACACATCTGAGGGTGAGGTTTGCGGTCTTGATGGACAAGGCTGTCCTGCCTAATGGACAAATGGCAGAGTGCTTACATGGATACGGCAGAGAGGTTCGCTTCTCTGTCAACTGCCGTCAGACTAAAAGTTGGTTCGATTGTTGTAAAAGATAATCGAATCATATCTATTGGTTACAACGGTATGCCTTCTGGTTGGACTAACACGTGCGAAGACTTAACTGGCTCTTTTGATGAGAACGCCACACCTATCACTAAAACTAAACCCGAAGTAATACACGCTGAAGCGAATGCTATTGCAAAGTTAGCAAAATCAAACGAGAGCGGTGAAAACGGTACAATGTACATTACTCATGCTCCTTGCACTGAATGTGCTAAGATGATATATGCTAGTGGAATAACTACGGTTTATTACAAGCATAAGTATAGGGATGAAAATGGTATTCATTTTTTACAAAAATGTAACATAGAGGTAAATCAATTATGAAAAGACAGGAACTTTTCTGCGACCATTGCGAAAGCGAGTGTACAGTAGAAACTTTAAACATGGAAGACCCAATATTGTTTTGCCCCATTTGCGGTAGCGAAATCGAACACATTGAAGACATGTTAGACGATTGGGACGAAGATGAAGAGGCTTGGGATTAATGTGGAAATACGGTGACGTTGAGTTCACCAGTGAGATGATCAAAGAGTATGTTGGATTTGTTTATGTCATTACAGACCTCAGTAACGAAAAGAAATATGTAGGCAAGAAACTATTCAAGTCTACAAGAAGACTAGCCCCACTTAAGGGCAAAACACGCAAGAGAAAAGTAGTCAAAGAGTCGGATTGGAAAGACTACTTTGGATCTAGCGAAGAAGTAAAATTAATGCTTGAGGAAAACGGTAGAGATTCCTTTCATAGAGAGATTATTCATCTCTGTGATTCAAAGGGAGAGATGTCGTACCTTGAGGCAAAAGAGCAGTTTGACAGAGAAGTGTTGCTGTCAGACGAATATTATAATGGAATTATAAATTGCAAAATACATAGGACACACGTAAAAGGATTAAAAAATGACCAATAAAGAAAGGGATAAGATAGTATCAGGCTTCAACAAAAAGTGGAAGTATCGATACGATAAAGAGCAATATGGTATGGCAGACGCTTGGTGTATTATTCGTAATGAAAGCGAGTCTGGTAAATTCGAAGGTGATTGCGAAGATTACGCACTATCAGTATTATGGAGATTATGTGGACAATCTGATATAAGAATGTGGTGGATGCTTATTACAAGACAAGCTGGTATCTGCGGTGTAGGTTCATCTAAGACTAAGATGACTCATGCTGTACTGAAATACAAAGGCGAATATGTAGATAACTGGACCAAGAAGTTTGGACCAAAGTCTGCTATTGAAAAAAATCACACGTTTCATTGGTTGTACGGTCATGGACTGCTACACTTTACAATAATCAAAATGCTTATCAGCAAAATAGTTCGAACCGTTAAAGGTATCAAACGCTAGAAAGGAATATACAATGTACGCACCACTACCTTCTTGCGTGACAATTAAGAAATCGGATATTCATGGACTTGGTCTTTGGTGTGTTGAGAAGATAGAAGCCGGTCAAGAGATCGGCTTATCTCACTTCTACTGGGGTGATAGGCTGATGCGTACACCCTTAGGTGGTTTCTACAATCACAGTACGGTTAATGATAATATTAAAAAAGAGTCTAAAGATAGTAGATTCTTCATGATAGCAAAACGAGACATTTGGCCAGGAGAAGAACTTTTATGTAACTATACCTTCTACGATCCTACTCTTGATGATTAGCAATATGCTTGATATATTCATCGATACTATGATCTGAGAATGAGTCAACTTTACCCTGTTTCAATCCCATCCAAATACCACGAAATTTATCTTTTACTCTTTGCCATCCAGTTGGATTTCTAACTTGACCATAGGCGTTAATATAATGTTCTTCACCGTGATGTCTATATCCCATAGCAACTAGAGGCACTGTTGTTACGATATCGTTATTGTTCTTCCATCTGTGATGTACAACGCCCAAACTATTACAGTATCCTTTCCAACCAACTCTCGGTGAGCCGTAAGTAAACAACATCACTGGGTCATTCAATCGTTCTTCAAACTTACATCTGCTTGCCATAATAGTAGCCATAGCCGCACCTAATGAATGTCCACAGAACCACAACTTACGATCTAGGTTAACTTTTCGATCAATGTCTTCACATATCATAGGCCAAATATCATCTACTTCTGTTTTAAATCCACGATGTACACGTGAGATAGTTTCAGCTAAAACAGGCATTGCTTTAAGGTCTGCCTTAATGTCGCCAAATTCAGTTGGTTGCGTTCCTCTACATGCGATTACGAGATCATGTTTGTTTTGAAACCTGTAAGCTTGCGCTCCTGATCTATCGTAAAATTCTGTGGTAGTGAAGCCTAATGATCTTGCTCCTCGCTTCGCTTCATCTGGTGCAAGATATGCAATAGCTGATAACTTTGCGAAAAGAAGTGATCTTTCTTTAACTGATTTGGACGTGATTGATGACATATTAACCTCTGTTGTGATTGTTATAACTATTTATATATAACTTGACATTCACACGGTTTTAATGTATACTATTAAAATAGAAACTAAACCTGGAGCTAATACAATGAATGATAATGAAATCAAAGACCCTTTAGCTATTAATGCTATGTCTGATTTTAGAATTTGGTGTTCAGCAATGTGGGAAGAGCATAGGGACGAAGTGTTTAATTGGACAGGCAAGAGAGTTGATTATACATCAGATCAGTTCTTTCGTAAGAACAAGTGGTATCTTAAATCACTTTACACTAGCAGAGGAAAAGATAGATGGGAATTTTAGAATTTTTAATCGGCGCTATTATCACATACTATGGTGTCAAAGCCTTGTGGATAAGCACATTAATCATCGAAGAGAAGAAGAAAGGGTATAGAGCAGGAACTCACGATTATTATGGCAATAAGATTGAAAAAGATGAAAATAATGGTTGACATTCTCGTCAAACCTGTTATTATATACAAGTAATTGAGAGAGACACTAATGATTAAAGCCCTAGAATTTGCTACAAAGATGCACGAAGGTCAAGTGCGTAAGTACACTGGTGAAGAGTATATCACTCACCCTGTTGCTGTCGCTGATATCGTTGAGATTTACCTTGACAAGAAGGGATACACTGAAGAAGAGATCATGATGGCTATTGAAGTTGCCATTCTTCATGATACTGTTGAAGACACTGTTGCTACTATGGAGACTGTTGAAGGCTTCTTCGGACCTGAGATTGCGAAAGGTGTTTGGTTCTTGACTAAGACTCCTGACTATGTTGGGAATCGTAAGTTCCGTAAAGAGTTGTGCGAAGCACGTTTGCGTGAGGCACCAGAGATCATTCGAATTATCAAGACTTGCGATATGTATCACAACAGCTTGAGCATTGAGGAGCATGATCCTAAGTTCTGGAACTTGTTTAAAGAAGAGACTGTTAGCCTTTTGATTGCTATGAATACCCTAGAAGTGATGGGTGAACTTGAAGAGATGAGGAAGAATGATGAAATATAATCGTGCAATAACTGTTTTAACCCGTAGAGCAACTGAGTTTTATGGTAAAACCTTTGAGTGGCTTGTTAATGCTATGGATAATGGCTTTGATGAGAACTTAACTGTTACCGAAGCTTATAAAGTTTATAAGCGAGAAAATTAAAAAAAAGTTCATTTTAGGGGTTGACATTTCCAAAAAAGTGTTGTACACTACAGTATAACATAAAGAAAGTGAGACTAATATGTCAAATTATAATATGAACCTATTCAATGTCGAAATCGAAGATATTGATATGAAAGACTATCCAGACTTCTGTGATGCGTACATTGCGTATGCAGAAGACTCTGATGGAGTTGCTCTTACTGAACAAGAGTTAGATGTAGTTAATGAAGATTCGAGCTACGTGTACGAACAAGTTTGGAATTATTTACACTAAAAGTGAAAAAAGTGGTTGACATTAGTTCAGACACCTGCTATATTAACTGTGTAATCAAGAGAAAGTGAGAAAAGATGATCGATTTTATTTCAGCAGATAACGCCATGATTCAGATGTTCGACGGTGACAACATGGTTGCCGAAGCGAGTACTGCAAAGTCTATTTGCTATTTTATTCAAGAATACGGTCTTGCTGAGACTGTCTTTGCTTCGTCTTCTGTAGATTTTGCCAGCGAGTATGGCTTTGAAGATGATGATGCCGCAATTGAATTGTGGGAAGCTGGTGTTAAAAAATTCGAAATGGCTGGAGTTTGATATGACTGATCAATTCAAATCTTTTATGAATTCTCTCTGGAACTGCACTGATGTCGTGGTACCAGGTTTAGGGACTATCGTCTCTACACGTGCCAAGTATGGCACTGATATTGAGGCAATGTTGCTTGATAATGGCACCATTAGTTTGATTGACGGGACGGAGCTGTTTGAACAGTTCCCAAATTTATTTGAAGAAAAGGGTTGACATTCTGGACCAGTCTGCTATAATACTTGTATAAATTGAGAAAAGCGAGTTATATTATGAAAAATGAAATGAATGAGTTACTAGAAGCCATCAAGTTTGACTACCTTAAGTGGACTAGTCGCAATCATACCAAAGAGTTGACCGAGATCAATATCAATATGATCAACGAGTTCAATGAAGGTCTGAGTTACGAAGAAGGCAGAAAGTACATCAAAGTGATGACCAGAGGCTCTGTTTGGGGTTTCATTGTGAAAGCCGATGACAAGTTGTTCAAAGCTGGTGACATTTTGAAAGCCGCAAGCTGGTCAGCCCCTGCAAGAAACAAGCCTAGAGGAAACGTCTTCACTGACTTATCTTGGGTTCAGTGGACTGGTCCCGCTTACCTTTAAGGAGATTGTATGTCTAATCTATATAATGAAGCTTTGCTTGAGAACCTCTTTGAAGAGGGTCTTGAGTTAGGTCTAAGTGACGAACAAGCCGAAGAGTATGCTTGGGCTAAGTTTGAGGAGAAAAGCTTATGAAGGCTATTTTTGATTATGCCGTTTCAGTAGTGATTGTACTTGGGATGATTATAGGTTTGGCTTATGCCCTTACTACGTCTCTAGGTATACCTGATGTTCACTTTAGTCATTCGACTGGTGATTGTGTTGAAGTTATTAACTATGAAGAAGGAGACAGTTACTCTTGTGAAAATCTTCCTTCTAAATTTAATCATGTATGGGTAGAATAAGATGAATGCTGAGACTGTAGAAGAGATCACTATCCTTCAAAATGCCTTAGTCGCATTAAACGAAGGTGCTAGTGATGAAAAGCGAATGGCTATGGAAGCGTTAGAAGGAATGCTTCTGAGTAAAGTTCAAACTTTGTTGGAGTACGAGAAGAATGCC